TATTATCTGTTTCTAATCCACCAATATACACACCCATTCTGGGTACACTAGGTAGTTTGTTCTCACTGTTATCTCGTAAAATACTACCAACTTGTCTAGTAATATCGCCATACATAACTGGTACTGTTACAAGATTATCTTGACTATCTTTGTAACTAAAGTTACTCATTAGTCTAACCATTTGGGTTACGTATCGTCTAATTTGTCCGTCATAAAAATGTTGCATTAGATATCAGCCTCTGGTTTCTTAGGTCTAAGAGCTTTACTTAAACTACTACGTTCTTGTACAGTTTCACCTGCAATTTCATTAGTACTTGTATTATTAATAAATGTACCTTTTTGTGTAGTTTCTGTATTTGTATTTGATAATGTCATTCTTACATCGCCTTCAACTTTGATCCATCTAGTACCGTCATATTGGAAAAGACGTTTTGGTAAAAAATCGGTTCTAAGAAAATAGTCCCCATCAACAGCATCAGTTGGAAATGATATGCCATGCCCAAATGTTGCTCCATTAGGTGCATTTTCTTGTCCTACTAAGTACCCTTGATATCCTGATCTAGACGGTTTTGCTTGTATGTCGCCGTCACTGTTGGTGTTTTTAAGGTCAACACTACCGTCAGCATTAGCATCTAATGTATAGTAGTGTGCAACGTCAAAGCCTGCCTTAGGAGCATCTGCTTCTGCTTGTGCTACTACAGCATCATTAATTTGCATTTCTTGTTCATATGTTGACAATACATCTCTTAGTGTATCGCCACCAGGTGCATGTTCGTCTGCTGGTAGGTCTAATATATCTTTGTATTCTTGTGAATCGTATATTTGCTTTAACTTTAATCTATAAAGATGTGGATACCATGTAGGCGAAAAGCCTTCTGCAGCTCTGTTAATGTCTTCAATAACATAAAAGCGTTTGAGTGCTACACTATAATCATTAAGTGCATATTCGTCTTTTAAATGAGGTAATTCAATTACATCACCTGGCATTAATTTCCTGCCAATTGTTTCAACACTACTATTAATATGTACAGTCATAAACAATGTATCATTGCTTAGAAATAAACCAAACTGGCTTAAATCAAAATCAATATCTTGTACATTGTATATTCCCCTTATGGAAAAAATATCTTCATCGTATTTACGATCTCTATTTTCCATAAACAGCATATCTTGTATGTTTGTTTCTTTTACAACATCGTAATGAGGTTGATCAGCAGTTGCATCTTCAACCGCTGTATTTTTAGGTCCAATATACTTGTGAACAAATAAGTCAGTTCCTCCAACTGTAAACATTTCGAGGATCTGTTTATCTAAAAACTTGTAGTCTGCACCCTTCTCGGGTTTGTATAAACTTAATCTTGGCATAAACATATTTATCGATAAGTGCCTCCATACGATAAATACTATTGGAGAAACAATTATATGACAGACTTAGCAACACAAAAACAACAAATATTTGACTATGTGCATAGTATGTTAGGTGGCGGTATGGTCGATGTTGAACTTGACCCTGTTCATTATGAAACAGCGTTAACTAAAGCATTAACAACATATCGTCAAAGATCAGATAATGCTGTGGAAGAATCTTATATCTTCTTAGAATTAATACCTGATCAGAATGAATATACATTAGCCAATGAAATTGTCGAAGTAAGAAAGTTGTTTCGTAGAAGTATAGGATCACGTCCAAGTACCTCAGCATCAGGAGGTCCAATTTATTCAACTACTATAATTTCAACAGACTCTCAGCAAGTATTCAATGTAAATTATAATTTAGCAATAGTACAATCTATTGTAGTAACAATTAACGGAACAGTTACTACAGATTATTCTACTGATGATGCTTCAAGAACCATTACGTTTAATACGGCACTAGCTACTGGAGATGTTGTAAATATAAAACTTTATGATAGTGGCGAAAATGGTGGAGGAAGTTTATTTGACCCTTTCAGTTTAGCATACACAAACGCATACTTATTATCAAGTTCTAACTTAGGTGGACTAGCAACATACGATATGTTTAGTCAGTACCAAGAACTAGTAGGTAGAATGTTTGGATCATTTATTGAATTTAAATGGAATACTACAACTAAAAAATTAACACTATTACAGCGTCCTAGAGCAAACGAAACTATTTTATTATATGTTTATAATCATCGCCCTGATAGCGAATTACTTAAAGACTATCTAGCAAGTCAATGGATTAAAGATTATACACTTGCTGGTTGTAAATATATGCTAGGCGAAGCACGTAGTAAGTTTGCTACAATCGCAGGACCACAAGGCGGATCAGCACTTAACGGCGATGCTCTTAAACAAGAAGCTGCTGCTGAAATGGAAAAACTTGAATTAGAACTTACAATGCAAGTTGCTGGTGGCGTAGGCTACGGATTCACAATAGGCTAAAATACCCCGATGTTAGCGCATCAACTCTAAATATACTGTAAATACAGTATGACACACAAAGAAGCATATAGACTGTTTTGGATGGTCAAAGGACACATTGCCGAAAGTGATGATACTGCATTGTTATCAGCAGATAGTTACTTTAAAAGACTTTGGGCAAACGGGTGCAATGGGGCTCCGTTATATGATTATGAAGAAGGTTTTGAACAAGCATATACTAGGAGATTTCACAATGGAACCAAAAGGAATATCGTCACTGAGTGAAGACGATTTAAAGTGTTTAGAAAAAATAGTCGCAGCAAAGTTTTCGGAAGAATGTGAATACTCGAAAACTTTTGGTACAAAGAACGGTTGGAATTCAAATGTTAAAGCAAATCAGTTGCTTAGAATAATGAATTCCATTAGATCAACAAAACATTCTAAGAAAATAAAAGACCAACGCTGGTAAAAAAATCTTGACAACTGTACAGAATTAGTATATAATATAAATTATATTTACTAAGGAGTATTCTGTGCTACCAAAACTATTAATTGTTGGACACGGCCGCCACGGCAAAGACACTGTATGCGAGATGTTAGAAGCATACGGATATACATTTCAGTCATCATCTAAATTTTGTTCAGAACTTTTTATCTTTAATGATCTAAAAGGTCAGTACGGATATGCTGACGAAGAAGAGTGTTATGCTGATAGACACAATCATCGCACAGAATGGTATAATATGATACACGACTATTGTAAAGATGATTTAGCAAAACTAGGACGTAACTTATTTGCAGAACACGACATATACTGTGGACTACGTAATAAACGTGAATTCTTTGCAATGCAAAATGAAGAAATATTTGATTATGCTATTTGGGTAGATAGAGCAGATCATTTACCATTAGAAGATCCTAGTTCAATGAGTATTGAGCAATGGATGTGTAATTACACAATTGACAATAATGGTGATTTACAAAGACTAAAGAAAAACGTACATATACTAATGGAAACAATATTTAAAAATCGGGGACTAAATCTCCCTGCTTCCAGCGGCTACCTTCTTTCTGAAGTACTCGTTGACAGTTAGCACAAATAGTTTTTAAATTACTAGGTCTACAATTAGTTAAATCACCATCTGTGTGAAATACATTAAACTGTTCAGGATGCTTTGATTTAAACCCACATTTTTCACAATTATCTTTTTTCTGATATCCGGTGCGTTTCCACTTAGGAATTCCGTGTCCAACACCGTTACGTAAACACCTTTCACACAGTGTACGATAGTAGGTTTTACCTTCTTTTTTATAATTAATTGCTGCAGGTCGGTGCCCACATTTACATAATGGTCGCATATTGTATTTACCTCACCTTTTTGGTCCCTTTTTATGGGTGTTTATTACGGTGTTTTATTTTATATAGGCTAAATAATAGTAACGAATGCTCACACTATTAATAGGAGAAATAATATGGCACTAACATCACCAGGCGTACAGGTTAGCGTAGTAGACGAAAGTTTTTACACACCAGCTGAACCGGGTACGGTTCCACTGATATTTGTTGCTTCCGCCGAAAATAAAACTAATGGCGCTGGCACAGGTATTGCTCCAGGTACTACAAAGGCTAAAGCAGGTATACCTTATTTGCTTACTTCGCAGCGCGACCTTACAGAAACTTTTGGAGATCCAATTTTTTACACTGACGCAAGTAACAATGCTATTCACGCAGGAGAGCTAAATGAATATGGATTGCAAGCAGCTTACTCATTACTTGGCGTTTCAAACAGAGCTTGGGTTGTACGTGCAGACGTAGACCTAGGACAATTACAAGCATCAGCAGATGCTCCAGCAGGTGCTCCAGCAGATGGTGCATATTGGGTAGATACTGCATCAACAGCATTTGGTATTTTTGAATGGAACGGCGCAGCCGTAACATCAACTGGCGGACAAGCATTCGGAGTTAAAGCACCAACTGTAATTACTGATGCAGCAAAACTATCCGGTGGTGTTCCAAAAGGATCAGTTGGCGCAATTGGCGACTATGCTATTGTTGCAGGACAAACTACAGCATACACTGTATACTACAAAAACTATTTAGGTAACTGGGCTAAAGTAGGAACAACTACTTGGACAGGTACTGTACCAAGTGTAACAGGTGGAGCAATAACAACAA